CCTGTTTGTGATACTGACGCAGTGGCACGAAGTGAATAACCAGTTGGAATTGACAATGGCATAATGTTTGCATTGTTGTTACTTGATAAACTCACAGACCAAGCGGGTGCTGTGGTGCTGCTTGTAATAGCCTGAACTGGAACTTGTTGCCACAAAAAGTAACTAGTACCATCGTGGATAAACAAGTTAATTAAACCTGCTGATGTGGTTGCAACACCCTGCAATTCGATGTAGTCAATACGTGAGCCGGAAGTACCAGCTGTAAGCACTGTGCCTACTGTAGAAGGTGCAGTTAGCGAAGTATCTGCTGTGGTTAAAAGCGCCGAACCGACCTTTGGGATCGAGGCGTACTGTGCTGAAGTTGACATGGTTTTTCCTTAAATAAGTGCGAAAGAATCTGAAGGTGAAAACGCGCCGGGTGGCTGGTTTCCTCCAGTGGACTGAGTTACAAAGGCTTGAGCACCACCACTTGCAGGAGTTACCCACAAAGGAGCTGTACCCGCACCAGCAGATATTAACACCTGACCCGTTGTACCACTAGCTACAGCACCAAAGGCTCCAGCATTGTTGTACTGAACTTGACCGGTAGATCCAGCAGGGTTAGTCTCTGGTGTGTCAATATTTCCGCTTCCTAACAATGAAACACTGTTAACAGTTTTAATAGATGTACCTGAAACTAACGCAGCTTGCACACCAGTCAGTGTGTTGTCGGCGTAGGTTAATGTTTTATTAGTTAACGTCTGCCCTGATGTAGTGCCAACAATGTCACCACCAGAGGGCAGTGTCAAACTACCAATCTCAGAGGCATCAATTGTGCCGTCTGCTAATACTGCGCCAGTTGATACTGTGGACGCTAGTGTACGTGCTTTACTCATGGTTGGCCTTCTTGAGTAGGTGACACCCAACCTTCTACCGCAGCCCAAGCACCATCATAGGTGTACTTATGACCCACCCACTCTTCGGGAGATGTAACGCCAGAGTGTAAGGTTGTGTTGGTGCTATTACAGTCGCTAATGATGAACTTAGCAGGGACACCTACCGTGATGTTGGAAGATGTAATGTCTAGCACTTCCTCATCCTCGAAGATGTAGATGCTGACGTTATCTGTGTTGGTTAGTGTTTTCATGTTATCCCTTGATGATTAATTTAGTTGCTGAAAGTGCTGTACCGGCTAGGACTGATATAGTGTCGGCTGTCGTTGCTAATGTACCGTCTAGTTGTACGTAGTATGCTGTACCTGCTGTAAGGCTAGATTGTGCGTCATCTACAGAGCCTACGGTTTGAATAGTTGCTGTCGCTGTGTCGGAATAAATTGCATCAGAAATACCAATGTAGTTCGTAGCTGTTAGGTTTGTAGAAACGGAAGCATTTTGAAATACCACGCTTGTTCCATAACTAGAGTTACCATTATCCGCATAAGCAATAACTACCTTTCGGGCATTAGAGTCATATGTTGCTGATATGGCGTAACTATTAGCGCTTTCAAATACAACAGCAGTGCCGAAGCTAATTGATGTACCAGATACAGTACCTACAATCGCTGTACCATAGCTAGAGTTACCAACATCCCTATAAGCAATAACTACCTTTTGGGCGTTAGCATCATATGTTGCTGATATTTCGTCACTAGTAGCGCTTTCGAATACAACAGCAGTGCCAAAGCTAATCGATGTGCCGCTCACAGTCCCTACAATAGCTGTACCATAATAAGAGTTACCAACATCCGTATAAGCAATAACAACCTTCTGGGCGTTAGAGTCATATGTTGCTGATATGGCGTAACTATTAGCGCTTTCAAATACAACAGCAGTGCCGAACGATATGCTTGTACCACTTACAGTTCCTACAATAGCAGTGCCATAACTAGAGTTACCACCATCCTGATAAGCAATAACTACCTTTTGGGAGTTAGAGTCATATGTTGCTGACATGTAGGTACTACTAGCGCTCTCAAATACAACAGCAGTGCCAAACGATATGCTTGTACCACTTACAGTCCCTACAATCGCTGTACCATAGCTAGAGTTACCATAATCCCTATAAGCAATAACTACTTTCTGTGCATTAGCATCATATACTGCTGATATGTAGGAACTATTAGCGCTTTCAAATACTACAGCAGTGCCGAAGCTAATCGATGTGCCGCTTACAGTACCTACAATCGCTGTGCCATAGCTAGAGTTAACATAATCCTGATAAGCAATAACTACCTTCTGGGCGTTAGCATCATATGTTGCTGATATGTAGAGACTATAAGCGCTTTCAAACACAACAGCAGTGCCGAAGCTAATTGATGTACCACTTACAGTTCCTACAACCGCTGTACCATAGCTAGAGTTAGCACCATCCTGATAAGCAATAATTATCTTCTGTTCAGTAGAGTCATATGTTGCTGACATGTAGTTACTAGTAGCGCTTTCAAATACAACAGCAGTGCCTATATCTTGAGTTACAGATGACCCAGCCACAACACTTACAGTGCCATCAGCGTTGACAACAACTAAGTCACCATTAGCCAAAGCACCTGAAGCTGTCGCTGTAGCCACACCCGCACCCGGAGCTGGTGTTACAAACGATAACGTGCCACTACCATTTGTTTTTAATAACTGGTTATCTGACCCGTCTGTAGTCGGTAATGTAAACGTGCTTACGAAAGAAGTTAAATTGCTATCGTAGGCTTGTACATTAACACCAATGTCGGCATCAACAACAATGGTGGCATCATAGGCTTGTACATCACTTCCAATGGCAACACCCAAGTTAACTCTTGCGGTAGAAGCATTAGCCAAATCTGACAAGTTGTTAGCAACCTGTGCAAACTTAGCATCAGCAGCGGCCTGTGTGTATGTGTTAGCTAAATTGAAAGCGCCGTAGGCAACAATGTCAACAATGTCACCTGCTGTAGCGCCAACAGCCAGCACAATGTTTGTACCGCTAGAGGCTGTGAAGTCTGTACCAGCAACTTGTTTAACACCGTTCAAATAAACATCTACAAAGCCTACATCGTATGTAGCAACAAATGTGGTCTGTGAAGCTGTAGCTGTGTAGACATAACGCTCAGCAGTGCCATTAACAGCAGAGCCAGCATCAACCCATGATGTGCCTGTGTACACCTTCATCTTCTCGGACGTGGTGTCGAAATAGAGAGCGCCTGTTAGCAGAGCGTTGCCGTCATTGTCCAATGTAGGAGATGAACTTTTAGCTCCAAGATAACGATCATCAAAGCTGTCATAACTGTCTTCAGCAGCAGCGGCTGAGGCAGCGGCAGCAGCAGCACTGTCAGCAGCATCTGCTGTGTCACCAAACAATGTATCGGTGTAGGCTTTAGTGACAGCGTCTGTACCAGTAGTAGGTGTACCCAACCCTGTAATCTTGTTGCTACTCATAGCAATGGCACCTGTCATCGTGCCACCAGTTAAGCTAAGCTTACCAGCCAACTGAGTTGTAACGGTTGTTGCAAAGTTTGGATCATCACCAAGAGCAGCAGCAAGCTCATTCAATGTATCAAGAGTGCCCGGTGCAGCATCAATCAAAGCATTGACGGTTGTGTCAACATAGCCCTTCGTTGCAGCATCAGTGTTCAACACAGGGGACGCAACGTTAGCAATGACAGTGTTGGTCACATCAATGGTGCCATTAACTGTAACGTTGTTGAAGGTGGAGCCACCGCTAGAAGCTGTGACATTACCTGTTAGGTTGCCTGTGACATTACCTGTAACATTGCCTACAAAGCCTGTGTTGGCTGTGACAGTTGTACCAGTGATGGCAACAGGTGTAGAACCACCAATAACTGTGTTGTTGATGACACCGCCTGTGGCATTGATGTTAGCAAGTGTAGCTTGTCCTGTAACAGCTAGAGTGCCACCGATGTTGGTGTTACCTGTAACAATGGCGTTCTCGTCCACCTGCAAACTGTCTACGTTGGCTGTGCCATCAATGAACAAGTCTTTCCATTCCAATGCTGCATTGCCTAAGTCGAAAGCATTGTCATTGTTAGGAATGAGGCCAGTGGTGATACGAGCAGCAACAGAAACTGTGTCGCTGGTAGCATCACCAACAGCAACGTTGCCATTCAAGGAAGTGTTACCAGTGACCGCAAGAGTGCCGCCTATGGCAGCGTTGCCTGTAGCGGTTAGTGCAGTAACAGTGGCAGCAACAGCAGTTGACGCACCGATGACAGTGTTATCAATTGTACCTGCGTTGATGTCAGCAGTGTCAGCAACAAGGCTGTCGATGTTAGCTGTACCATCAATGTATAAGTCTTTAAACTCTAAGGAGGCTGTGCCTAAGTCTATGTCATTGTCTGTGACAGGAACAATGGCACCGTCTTGAAAGCGCAGTTGCTCAGTAGATGTGCCACCCACTTCAACAAACACACCGTGGCGGTTGTTAGTAGTGTCTACAGCAATTTTGTTCTTACCATCGAAGTCAGCTACGACAGGAACAAAGTGTCCTTCAGCAGCAGTTCCATCATGCTTGTGACCTGTAGCGTGTACGAATGCATCACGAAGAGCGTTCAGTTCATTATTTATTGGTGCTGCACGTACAACAGCGGTTGGTACGATGTCAGCAGCAGATTGTCTTACATATCCAGCCAAGGTTATCTCCTATCATTAGTTGCGTAGTTCAGGACTAAGCCCTGAATACTATGACTAGCATTGGTATCGTTAGTCACGTATTTGAAAGCGATGGAAAAACCTGAACCAGAAATAGCCGTTTTCTCTACTGGTGAAGGATTACCATTATAAATAGCATTAGCATCATATACAGCCTCGTTATAATAAGCTGCTGCACCTTCTGTTGTTATATCATAGTTAGAAGGATTAAACACATTAACTGAGTCATCAAAGTCGTATGAAGCTGCTAAAGCAATTGTGCTAGCGCCTTCACTACGTAGGAAGGTGGTGACGTTGTAGAAATTCTTACGAACGGTAGGGTCTTCAAAGTAGAAGTAGGGAGTTTGATAGACAGATAATATTTCATCTCCATCAAATGATGTTCCACTTTCTTGTAAATGAACCTTACCTGTAGCATCACCATGTAGAACAATCTCGTTAGTACCTACGTATCCACTAGCAGCGCATGTTGCTGGAATACCAAATATCTGACTAAACTCAAAACCAATAGAGCCACCGTTTTCTCTAAGGCCACCTAAGATGCCAAAGCTTCCCTCATTAGGAATGAAGAAACGAAACTGTGATTTCTTACGAACAACAACACTGCTTAAGGTTTCAACATCAATGTCTTCAGCAATAAGTTCTTGTAAGATGGCATTAATTGTAAATTGAATACTCTTAGAAACTGTTTCAAGCTGCACATCGCCTATGTTAGATGTACCTGCTATAGGTCTAAAACCATCTGGCCCAAGAAACAATAAGTTACCACCTATCTCAATAACACTATCAGGAACAACACAACCTAAATTAGTAGTCACTTCAGAAACATTAAAGTCTGCAATGTTTGTGCCTGTTAGACTTTTGATAGAACTCTTACCAAATATGTATAATACATTTCGGAATTGCTTAACTTGTACAATATCAAAGCCTACGTTAATTACACCAGCTCCGTTAGCTGGATTATAGTCTAAGTCATTTAGTGGAGAAGAGAAGTAGAGGTTAGAAGGCTCTGAAGGATCACCAGCTAAGAAGATGTGACTATTGTAGGCAGCAGCATACTTAGGAGCAGATGGAGCATTAGCATGTGTTACTTGTGTGTAAGTTGTACCATCATATACAGCAGCAGGATTGATACCATCAGTTAGTAATATCTTATCACCAAACCAGTTATACTTAATAAATCTTACCTTCTTAACACCTACCATTGTCACATCAACAGGAGTAGTAATAGCTGTCCAAGATGATGTTGAGTTTACCCACTTGTGAAAGTAAGCTGTACCAGATTCAGGCGCTGCTTTACGACAGGCAAACACACCATCGTTAATGAACTCAGCCACCATCACACCAAGCACAGAGCCAGCGCCCGGTACAGTGCCATAGTCGTTGGAGTAGCCGCTAAGACGGCGATAGCCACCACTAGTGGAGGGCTCATAATTGATTAAAGAATAAGCAGCACCGGGCTCAATTTCACCCTGTGTTAACACATCCTTGTTTGTATTAAGGCCACCAATAGAAACAACCTTAAAAGAATTTATACGATCTGCCATTAAGCTACTCTAGATCCAGAGGTGGAACTAGTTCTTGTAATCATAGAAGATACTACAGAAGTAGAATCATCCATCAATACACGTCTCATGCCTTTGATACCTAAATCAAACCTATCTTTATGCAAAGCAGCGCTCTGTTCGTTAGAACGATAGATCATCATGTACACCATAGCACCATCTAAAACTACATTAGAAAATCTTTCTGGAATAATGCAGACATCATCCTTGTCTACCAACTCAGCAGGGAATGACCAGTATTTATATTCAATCTCGTAAGCTTCGTTTGGTATTGGTGTAACACCATATTTAAAATCTTGTGTTTGAAATATGTATGTAGGTATAGAATAACCATCAGCACCAGCATTATCATCTCGTGGTCTAAACCTAGACAAGTAATTACTGTAACTAATAGCAGGCAAGGCAGAAGCTCTTGTGCTGTCATTAAACTTCTTTAAGTAGAAGCTTTCCCAATCAACACTAGAAGTATCAGCAGGTAATTGATAAGTGCTATCACCTATAGTTAGTGTCTGTGTGTAGGTTTGTAAAGTGAAAGGCCATTCCTGTGCAGAATGTAACACTTCTCTAATAGATGAATTGATAGAGTTCTTAGCTAGTGCCTGCACATTACGTGCGTTATCAAACTCTGTGGAGTCCATAACAACTTCGCCTAGTCGTCTTAGCAGTTCATTTGTTAAAGAAATATATGTGGACATAATTATAAGAAATAAAAAAGGAAAGCTGCCATTACAGCAACTCTCCTTTATAGGCAATTAAGCCAGTTGGTCGCGGTCAGCTTCAGCAGCTTCAGTGTCGCCCACAGCGCTAACGTCCATCAGTAAAGCCCATACACGCACAGTACCAGAGGTAGCAATGGTAGAACCAGCTTGAATAAGAACATCAACAGTGTCAGCAGCACCTACAACCACAGGCTGGAATGCAGCAGCGTTCTGTGCATAAACGCCAGCAACAGCACCATCAAAGGTGAAGCCGTCAACAAATACGTCAGCATCAACGCCAGTAACGCCTAGGTCCAAAGTGGTGCCAGTACCACCAGCGGCAACAGCAACAACTTGAATACCAGCATTCATAACCATAGTACCAGCAGGTACAGAGATTGTTTCGATAATATCAGAAGAAGCTAAAGAAGAGCCTTTAGCAACAGCGGCAGCAGCAAAATCTACTTCTTTTTCTACGAGGTAAGCTTTGCGACTAGGATTGCCCACACCACCAACGGCGCGGACTAGAGAGGTAACAGTAGCCATTTTAATTTTCCTTTAAAGAGGAGGGACAATTAAGCCCCTCCGTTACATTACGCTGCGTTGAACTTAGCAGTTACAATTGCTTCAGGCTTCAAGATCTTACGACCGTAAAGGTGCATACCACGAACAACGTCAGCAAAGCTGTCGGGATCACGGTAGCTCTCAGTCTTAGCAACTTGCTGTGCAGAGGCAACAGAAGACTCGTGACCAGCAACGATAACACCGTAGTTAGCATTCTGGTTAGTAGTACCAGCGGTACCAGAACCAGTGCCAACCTGTGGTAGGTTGTTAGACACATAAACTTTAAAGCCATGCAGGTTGTTAATAACCAAACCATTTTGCAGACCTGAGCCACCGAAGTCGCTGTTCAACAAACGGCTGTCTTCGTCTTTCAGCATTTCAATGAACACTGGGTCAACGACCAACCAACGACCTTGGGTGTCAACAAACTGCTGGTCCAATAGACGGCTCATGCGAGCAATAACCATCAAAGGTGAAGCAGTAGCTGTAGGCAAAGCGGTAGCACCGGGCAAACGTGGAGCCACTGGGATAGAGTGGTCACCAGCAGAAGCTGTAGAGATGTTACCGAAGGAACCTTTGATCAGCTTCATTGAAGACAACAGTTCGTCAGCACCAGCGGTAGCCACTGCCTTAGTACCAGCAGGAGCGGTACGAGCGGTGTCAGCAGCGCCATGCTTGGCAGACTGTTGGAAGCCAGTCAAGTAACCCAACACGTCTTGGTCATACTGGTCACGCAAGCGGTAAGCAGCGCGGTCAGAAGCCAATTGCATGAAGTTTACATGTGAGTGAGCTACTTCGATGTCGTCAATCTTGAAGGCGTAGTAGTTAGCTTGGTCAACGACCAAGGTGAAGTCTGCGTCTTGCAAGTCTTGTGCGGTCACTTGAGTACCACGGTTGTAAGCTTTTACACTCACTTCCGGTTCCTTGATGATCCTTACTGAATCGCCCATGTTGGTGATTTCACCAAAGTAATCATTGTTGGTAATTGCTTCAACTGTTGAAGCTTTTCTAAACGCTAATTGTACGTTCTTCGAATATATAACTGGGGAAAAATTACCGTTGGGTAGGTTTCCATAACCTACTGCTGAACTGAAAGCCATTTTAATTCTCCTAAAAGTGGGTGTATGGCATATACATAAATACGCTCCACATGTCCACAGAGGCCAGCTTTATTAGGTGTGTATAAAGAAGAGTTCTAGAGTTCTTCTTTATACAGGCTAACTATCTAGGGTTAGTCTGTTAACTATTTGTTTGCGTTACTAAGAAACAATATTTGTTTCTATCATTTGAATGTGCTGGTTGGCTGATGACAGCGGCAGCTAAATAACCACGACTACTAGAAGAGCTACTTCGTTCATCGTGGTTAAGTTATATCACAAATTAACGAGCACTACCACTAACATCATATACAAACTTACCCGCTTGCATAGCTGCTTGAATTTCTGCTGCTCGTGTCTCATATTCCTTAGAAGACATACGCTCAACTTCTGATTCGTACAACATGCCTTCTTTACCTGTAGAGGATGGCTTAGTACGCTCACGACCAATGCCTACATTCATCGCTGCTTCTCTGCTGGTGTCTTTCTTCTTAGCCGTTGAAATACCTTTGTCAGCTTTATAAAGATCAATAGCACGAGAAGCTGCTTTAGAATCTGTATCATTATTGTATAGAGCATCTTGGATATATTTAGGTTGCTCTTCTACCCACTCATGGAAGGAGTCATCATCACGGATGGCACCAAAATCTGGGTGAGCTTGTAGCAGTTCTGTCTCAGCCTTATCACGCGCTGATAGCTTTTCACGTTCGTCTAGTTTCTTGAAACGCTCTTCAAACTCTGTAGCTCGCTCACCAACTTGCTTAGCTGCAATTGTTTGCACAATCTTATAAACATCTGGATATTCATTAGCCCAAGCTGTCAGCTCTTCTTCAGTCTTAGGCAGTTTGAATTGTTGCTTAGTAGCAGCATTTAGCTGTGTTTTAATTCCATCCAGCTGTTTCTGTAGGTCTGCTTCTTTCTGTTGAGAGTGACGGCGAAGATCACCATAGCGTTTCTTAAACGTTTTCTCTTCAGCAGATGTAGGCTCAGCTTCAGTAGGTTCTTTGTTCTCTTCTTCTGATGCTTTATTATTAAGCTCAGCTAGTTCAGCTTCTTCTTGTTTAATACGTTCATCGTTTGTATTACGACGACCAAACGCCATAGCTGTTTTCTGTTCAATTACTTCTGACATATTTACCTTTATGTTGGGGCTAACAGTAGCCTGTGAATATTATACCACAGGGGAATTAGGTAGCCATTAATACAGACAGTTACCTTGCTCCCAGTCCTGTCTTTTTAACAGGAGCTGCTGTCTTAAGGCCGCCTAAGACTTTGTCTCCCATTACTCTCCTAAGTAGGATAGCATATTCTGTGTTAGAGCCAGAACGAATAATATCCTTTTCATTATCTGTTAACTGCATAAATCTATTTTTAATCTCAGCCTGCAAAGAAGCTAATAATTCTTGTTCATTCATAATTAAATCTTTCCTACTATATATTTTATAACAATTCCAGATAAATCTATCTCATACCACTTGTTAGATGTAGTAAAAGATTTAGGATTATCATGATGATTCTTATGCCACCCATCCCCAAAGCTGAAGAAGTTCATCCACCAGACATTAGTTGCTTCATGCTTGTTGTTGTTTTTATGATTGATATAATTTGTAAACCCTTCTGAGAATAAAGTAGCAAAGGCAGGTAAAGAAAAGCCAAATACTAATCCCTCCAATCCAAACAAAGCGTATAAAACTAAGCAGTAGACAAAAGCAAAAGCAAAGTAGTATCGATGAGTGAACAGAATAAACTTACTCTTTAAAAGATCAACCAACATTTTAGAAGAGGGGGCATACTTATAGTCTATGCTAACCATAGATATAATACCTCGCGCTGCTTGATGAGGGTCATGCTCTGTGTCAGAGTGTTTATGGTGGGAGCGATGGATACCAACCCAGCCCAATACAGAGCCTGAACAAGAAAGCATGCCAGATAAAACACACAATATTTTAATAGTTTTATTTTTAAAGCTAAAAGAATTATGTGAATAGTAACGATGATAGGTTATTGTTATTCCTAAACAATTCATTACAAAGAACACGGCAAAACTATACATAGCCTGTGTTATGGATATACCATACACTGATATGTATGCCAAAGATAAAAGAAGATTTACTAAGAATATTCCTTTAACTTTGATTAGATTACTTTCAAATATATTCATTTCTTGTCTACAATTTTTATTAGCACCCAACCAATTATACGATAAGTTGGTCTTAAGATGTAGTCTGAAACATAAGAAAATGCTTTTTGTTTTGTTGCTAAAGTATCTCCAATTTGCACTGCTTTATAATAATCGGTTAAAAACTTAGCTGCTTTATCTACAATAACGCTTTTACCTACATAAGAGGCAAGCTTAGGACCAAAAGAATCATAAGCTCTCATTAAGTATCGGTCGTTCTTACGGAGACCAATACCATACTGCTTCAATGATTTAAAATGAGTGGGTGTAATCATTGATAAATTGTAAGAAGCTGTACATATATATGTCCCATTACCGCCGCCACTATCACCACCGCCACCACCACCGCCACCACCACCACCGCCACTATCACCACCACCACCGCCATGCCCCATATCGCCTGCATCGTACCCAACCTCGCCGGAGCCATAGCCCCCATCGCCACCACCACCGCCACCACTAGGGCCACCTATACCTACATCCCCGGAACTACTAATATCAGGAGCATCTACATCTGCTATACCAAACTCTGCCATGTTCTGAGCGGCTATAGAAGCATTATTAGATACTGTTGATATATTACCGTTAGCATCGGACACTGACTGCATACCTGCTGGTGTGTTAGACAAAGCTGAGAAACTATCATTAATAGCATTTATTTGCTGATCTGCTATAGCTTTACCAGCTGCATTTGCAGCAGCTGCACCGAAAGGACTAACTGCTTGAGCAAAAGGATTTTGACCTATAGCCATTAAACCTAAGCCAGTATTTACAGCTGCAGTACTAGCACCAGAGCTAGAGCCTGTTGAAGGGTTAGCACCAGTATTATCACTCTCGTTATTACCCCCAAAAGGATCGCCACCTCCATCAAAATCATTACCACCAGTATCCCGCACAACAGGAGCAACTGTCTTAGCTGCTTCTTTCTCTTCAGCTTCTTTACCAACTTGCTTCTCAACAATGTCATCAGTCTCAGTGAAGCCTTCGGGGATAGCTGTCATAGGTCTGTTGTTAATATACGTAATGTATATCCTTCGTCCATCAGGATGTTTGAAATAACGTACATCAATAGCGCTGTTCTTAGGAGCTTTGCTTAAATCAGTGCCAGTCATGTAGCCGCCAGCAGCCATTTTAACTTCATCACCACCTACCTCAGCCATGATGCTATCGATGTTGCCTTCGAAATCATCGTCTTCATACTCACCATCTTCTTCAGCAAAGGTTTGATCTGGGTTGTTTACTTGATCGGCATTACCCATCTGACCCATCTCTTCCATACGGCTTAAACCTTGCTTAGCTTTATCACGTATTGCCATCAACTTCTCTAGTCCAATGTATCTAACTACATCAGCAGGAATGACAAACTCACCTTCACTAAGCTGTGCAGGAATGTCATCAGCAACTTCAGAAGCTAAACTACCTGTGGGCACCTCAACACCCTTGACAACTTCACCGCTGTCATCCATCATACCGCCTTCAGCGAAGAGCTTATTCATTTCATTGTTTTGCATTTAGTTTATCTCTTAATTGTTTCATAGAACGAAGAGCTGTTATAGCTCCTTGTGTTCTATGCATAGAAGCTACATCATTTAATTGCTCTAACACTTTATGCTGATCTGTTATAAGCTTGTCTATATATTCTTGATAAGCTGTCCACATAGCGGGAGTGTTAACAAAAGTTTTTAAACTCATTTAAATATACTCCCAAGTAAAACCATAAGCTGTGTTTCTTTTTTTATTTGCAGCCATAGATATTTTAGAATGATTTTTATTTAGTGCTTTAGCAGCTTCCGCTACTGATTGGTATATCACACCATCACTTCTTTTAATAGTCTTACTGTGAGCAACTGATATTTTAGCTTTAGCTTCTTCAGACATTACTAAACTTTTTGATCTAGTAATCATAGCAGATCGAAACTCTGGCTCCTGCCATTTACCTTTAAGATAAATTGAAACAGCTTTTCTAGCTGCCACTCTATTATCATCTAAATTTTTTTTATTTTTAATAGCCTGCTCTTCGCTAACAGGTACTCCGCTTTTAATTTTAGATAGGTGCTGTCTATTTTCTGGGATAGCCATGAACTCTTTAGTTTTTATACTTCTCCATGTCTTCATATCATCAGTCCATATATGACCAGCAGATCCTTCCCCACCATCTGAAAGATTAACAAGAGGACCTAGTCCTATATCTTTTCTACCATAAAGTGAAATTAGATTACTCTCTATTTCAAAAGCAGCCCACTCTTGTAAATCAACTTCTATATACTCAACAATGTGTCCATGTTTTTTTACAGTACTCTTCCAGTAGTTACTTCTATTTGTTTTGGAATTAGCTCGGCTACCTTTACCTTTTCCAACATAGAACACTTCTCCTGTTGTTTTCTTTTTATGCACATATACATAAAAACTCATTATTGCATCTCCGTTGGAACGCCTTGTCCGCCTTCATTTCCGCTAAATCCTTGCTCACCCGGAATAGGACTCATACCAACACCTATATTACCACCGCCTGTTCCAGCTGTATCCTGTACACCCGGTACACCATTTGGTGCTTGCTGTTGTCCAGTCATTTGTTCAGGCTGAGTTTTCTGCATAATCAAGGCTTGTCTTGCTGCTTCTTCAATATTGTTAGACACTAAGTCTGGATCAAGTTCTAAACTCTTGGCAATCTCTCTAATAATGTAAGGCATCTTAGCGAAAGGCGCTAGTGTCTGATTCTGTACGATTTGTAAGAACTGCATCAAGCGCTGGCTTCTAATCTCTTTAGACTGTAGACTCTCTAGTCCTCGTGCTTTAACTTCTAAATCACCAGCAGCAGATTCATCATAATCAAACTGCATGTTGAAACTGAAATAAGCTTCACCAATAGGACGCAGCAAGTAGTCATCGAAGTTCTTAACCACTGTCTTGATGCCACCGCTAGCAGCATTCATCAACATGCTAATACCTGATGAAGTTCTACCCACACCGCTCACACCTGTTTGACCATGTGCAAATGAGGGTAGGCCAGTGCTTTCATCTGCTAGTACACGAGCTTTGTCAAACAGCTGAAGGTTCTCATTAGATACGTTAGGAAACTTTGTACCAAACAAAGCTTGCCCCGGAGCACCGCCTTGTCTACGGAAAACTTTACCGGGATAGACGGTTAGGTCTTGACCGGGGACAAGGTTGGTCTCATCAACCTCAAACACAAGGTTGCCAGAGAGAACCGCATTATCCACTGCCATACGCATGAAACCATTCATTAAGGTTTGAGTATCGTCCATGTTTTCGGCGATACCTACACCAAATAGAGAGTAGGGGTTTATTTCGTAGGGAACGATATAGTACGGGATTCTCACTGGCTTAAACGGATTTAGAACAAGTCTAATAATCTTACCATTGCAATACCAAATGTTAGCTTGCAATTCATCAGCACCGCTTAATTCTTTAGGGATGTCAACACCATTCTCTTCTAAGAAGTCTATGTCAATAGCTCCCCAGAACTCCAACACTTCATATCTGTCTACACCAAAGTTGGGTGTGTAGTCTTTTAAATCATCTTCCCAATATTCCTTAATGTAGTTTGGCCCTATAGCCACAACTTCATCAATAACATTCTTACGGAACATTGGCCTCTTCTTAAGCGCTCTCACCTGAGACTTGCTCAGCTTATGCCGCTCAATGAAATATTGCATGTCTTCTGCATGTGTAGCATCAGGGTCAGGGAAAGCATCCCATACACTAACATGTGAAGACTTAGGCATAGTCTTAATAATAGGAGAATATTTACCACCCTTCTCCCATTTTGGATATTCTTTATCTACTGCGAATGGGCCTTTCATAACACCAGTACCAAACAAAGCAGCTTCAAAGGCTGTGTTACGCAGCTGCTTATTAGCACCACCTTCGTCTAGTTGGTCATGAATCTTCTTCTGCATCTTCTTAGCCGCTACCATTGCAGGACTAAAGGTTAGCTGTGTTGGTGTAACACCGGGGCCTTCTTTAACATCCATCTCACCTAGTAAGCCTTTTAATGGACCAATCTTATCCATCAAACTCTGTACAGTAGAGCCGGGTGCTAAGTCTTTGCCATCACCTTTGTAACCAAACAAGCTACCCATGTCAGGCTTGTCTTGTTTGTTAGGATCAGCTTCAACATGGACATGCTCAACCACACCTTCTGGTAATTGGGTAGGCTCAATAGATAATGGAAAACTATTATTAGCAAACAACACTTCTACAATTTGACCATACGCTGCTAGTGTCTTAGTTTTAGTAACTTTAATAAACACACGGCTCTTCTCAGTTTCTAAGAACTGAACATCAGGACCGTAGATGCCACGATAGTTTCTGTAAGCACGCAACCAACGCTCTTCATCAAAGCGTCTACTTTCTTTAGAACGTGTATATCTTTCTTCAATGAAGGAGATTAGTGGATCAGCTGCGAATAGTTCTGCACCACCCTCAGTGATGTCTTCAGCACCCATTGATTGTGCTTCTAAGAATGTGTTGTCTTTGTTTTTTGCCATAATGTTTATGTGTGACTAGTAGCCAAATGTTTTATCTGAAATAGTTATACCACTCTTATGTGTGTTTGGGTCATAATCAAACAAACTGCTACGTGGACGTGACATTAAGCCATATCGTAGGGCATCATATGTGTGATCGTTTTTTACTTTGGTATCAATATCTTCTGGATTTGCTTTATCAATAGGTAGTACAGGTAGGTCTGCTATTAGTTGTGTACACGTATTGAATATTTTCATACGTGGTTCTTCAGTGAATGGGTCAATCTGTAGCCGTCTATGCACTTCGTTCTTACCAGCAACCCTACTACCACTGCTTCTATCGGCAGGTCTCCACCGGCAGTTCTTAGCTATCATACGTTCTGCTATGGATGGACCTAAGTCACCACGTTTATGCCATGTAGAGCTATCTAACACACCATAACGTATGCTTTCATTCCTCTCTAGCTCTAATACCATGTCTGCTAAGTCCTCTGCCAACACCTTAGTAACATATAGTTCTCTATATACGTAGATACTTTCATCAGGAGCTACAGCAAACCACAGCACAGCTGAGTAACTACCATAGCCATAGTCACATGCTCTGTATTTAGTCCAATTAGAAGGGATGTCAAATGGCTCTACTACGTGAATAGCTCTATTAAACTCAGAGAATGCTGCACCTTCTGCAACATCCCAACTGCCTTCGAGCAATTGCTTACGTTGTGCCTCTGGTAAAGACAACAACATGGTCTCATAGTCACCAGTTTCTGCTAAATGTGGGTTGTCTTTCAGTAAAGCTGGTATAAACCTACGCTTAAACAGTGGCTTACCCTCTTTACTATGACCTTTAGGGTAGACCATCACCTCATTTGTCTCTACATCAGTCGCCCAAAACGATTTACCAGTGGGGGCTGGGTCAATAAACATCTTCTTTACCCAGCTGTGGCCTTTGTTACCGGGGTTAGTAGAAGCTCTCATGCACACTGGCAAGTCTCTAGCAGTAGAACGTAGGCGTGAACGCATGTAGTTCCATGCAAAAGGTGTACCCCATTGGGTAAGCTCATCAAAACCTATCCAACAAAAGGACAAACCTTGATAACGTAGTACGTCTTCGTCTCTATCTAGGTAGGACATCCACAACTTTGCACCACTTGGGTGCTCCCATTGCATCTTACGTTCACTCCATTTTATACCCGGCAATATCTTTGGGTACATCTCCTGACTTTTCCATATCAATTCACGTAGTTCTTCTGTTGTATGACGTAACAACAACCCAGAAAACTGTGGATGAGTCATGTAGCGTAGTGGGTCAGCTAGCATAGCGTAGCTTTTACCCCCACCAGCAGCTCCACCGTACAACACTTCCTTCTCCGACGCTGATAAGAAGTCTGTCTGTGGGCCGGGGTTAGGCTTAAAGATGATATTGTAATCACCTTCATTAAAATCTAAAGCACTATCTGAAGAAGCAGCGCTACCTGTCGTGTCAGCTATTACTATCGGTGATTGGACTGTAGCTGTCTTTGAAGGTGTAGCTTGCTTTTTCGTCTGCGCTGAGACGCGCTTCGTACTTTTGCGCTTGCTCAATGGCTTTTTCGAGCCTTCTGGCAATGTTGCGGTAAGTTGTAGCTTTGCGTCTGAAGGACTGTTCACTCTTTATCCTATGTAATAAACCAGCATGAGTAATAGTTCTACCTGTCTGCTTAGTTAACCAATTAGCCACTTGCCTTGAGCTATATTGCTTTAAATGTTTCTTAGCTATCTCTAATGCTTGTAGTTCTAACACCACTGGTATTAGTATTGTATCATCATTATCATCTGCCTTGTAACCAAATGGTACTTGTCTTCCTATCTTTGGAATAGGTATCCATTCATTTTCAGCTATTGGTTGTGGCAATATCCATTTACCTAAGTCTCTACTCATTCGTCATCGTCTCTATTAACATCTTTAGGTGGCAACAACATAATACCCCCAGTGCTTTCAATTTGTACTTTATCTGTCTTGCCTAAGCCAGCTCTGTCTAACAAATCTTTAGCAGCATTAATCTTTTCTTTAGTGCCAAGCTCTGTAGGATCATCAATACCAGCTATCATAGCCATAGCTGCTTTAGGTGCATGCATAGCAATGTAGAGCTGGGTAGCCTCAATCACTTCAGCTTTCAAGCTATCCATAATTTTCTTAGTGCCATAGCCTTCGCTATATCCAGCTAGCTGTCTAGCCTTCACTGGATTGCCACCAGCCTCATTAAACAACACCTCAAGAAACTTGAGCTGCTTCTCGTTTAATTCTTTATTAGCTACCCCTGTCATACTACTCCACCTTTGTATTCTTCTGTCACTACAATGCAAACAGTTAATGCATCGTCAACACCAGCTTCAACTTTAATAGCATCACCCGGCTCCATATACATCATATCACTTATCTGTACTACACTGTTAGCTGCTATTTCTAAATCTATAATTAAAATAGTTGTAGTGTCCAAAGCTTTGTTATAGATAGAAAGAGACAGGTCTGTAGCGCTAGTTATTTTATTAGATATTAATAATGATTTAATGTAGCTATTAAACAACGAAGGAACAATATAGGCAGTAGCCATCGTTGTTGTCGCTGCCACCACTACAGACCTGTTCTTATTTGCCATGCTTATTTCTTCTTCATTGTTTCTTTTTTAGCTTTATCCTGCACAGCTTTCTTTCTTGCTACTTCTTTGTCTCTTTCGGCTCTAAATTCAGTAGGGCTTTGCAACTTACTAAGTGGCTTACTGCCACTGTTGCCTACCATTTTAGCTTTGTGCTCAGCAGGGGTTTCACCTGCTTGTCGAGTATGATACTTTTTACCTTCAAAAGTAAACTCTGATTTACCAGCAGCACGGGCAGCTCGGAAAGCCTTGCCCCTGTCGGAGACATTAGAACCCTTACCACCGGAGGCTGCTACAGGTTTTACTGCTTCTTTCTTTTTAACATTGGGTGTACTAGGCATTGAAGCATCTTTAGAATCAGCAGCTCTAACAGCTGATCGATTTTCCCTTGCAGAACGATTGTCAATAGAAGGTCCTACTTTTTTAACTCTACCCATAGCAGCAGCTGGGTCTTGCTTTTTTTCGTCCTTAGTATCACTTCTAGAAGCGGATGCCATACCAACACCACCAGCAACAGTGGCAGCGGCAGTATTCTTGCCCATACCAGTAGCAACAGAAGAAGGAGGTCCTCTCAAAGATTTTGAAGGTACTTCAGCGATGCGTGGCGCGATTCTTGGTGGGTACAAAGATGTCATATTCATGAAGTCATAGTACCGTAAATCACGGAACCATTCAACGTAAATTTAGTTGTACTGCCTTTTTTCTTTGCAAGCTCTTTTGCCAGCTTAGCGACGTACGGGAGTACTCTTGCAATTACACCTAGTGCCATAATATTATTTCTTTCCTTTGTTCATACCACTAGCAGGAACACTAGCACCACACATAGCCATACCACCTTTGGCATATGACATTGTCTTCTTCACAGCACCGCCCTTAGCCATAGCAGGCTTCTTCTTAACAGCGCCACCCTTAGCCATACCAGCTGCTTTTTCTTTTTCATAGAACATACGTTCAATTTCATTAGCACGATCTAACATCTTGTTACGTGCCTCTTGAGGAATAGATTCATCTCCAGCTTGTTTACGCATGCGCTTAATTTCGGCAGCTGCCTGTGCTTTAGTCATGTCCATTTTAGGTTCTCTCTTTTTCAATAGCGCTGCCATTTGTTTTGGCTTTGCCGATAACGAAGCACGGGGCTTCACAACTTTTTCTAAATACATTAGTTAGCAATCAGAATGCCTTCAGCAAAAATACCAACTTCGTTAGTACTGCTACTACTCTTTGCTTGAAACACTATGTCTGTCTTTTCTGGATAAGCAAAAGGAACAACACGCTGAATATTCATATTGTT